ATTTGTGTTGCAATTACTGTATTATTGCCCGCTACAGATACTGGGAAACTTGTTCCTGCAATTCCGTTAACTCCTGCAACAATAGGTGATGGTGTTAGTAATCCAGTTTGCCCACCATTATTTAACTCTTTAGTATTTTGATATGTGTTGATTTGTTTAGTTAAGTTATTAAGAAATTCTGCGGCATTAGCAGTGATTAATGAAGAAGTGGCAAATGTTGGGCTGGCACTTCCGCTAGAAACTGTGTTACCGAGTCTTGGACTTGGTGTTAGATCATAGTGTTCTAAGGCAAACCCTTCTGGTGTTCCAGGCTCCACTGCGCCAGCACCATATGATACTGCTTCATATGCGATAGTCATTGATTTTTCATTAGGTGATGCAATATCTGCATAGGAACCGGTACCGTGACCCCAACTAGTTATTAAAGGATTTTTTAAAGTGTAGGACACATACTCGTGACGTGCCATTTGATAAATTGTAATATAATTAAAAAACGGAATAGTACTTCTGTTGTCTAATCCAAAAGGTGTTGTAATGTAGTCACTACTTCTTGTGGCAGTTCTATTATACGCACCTGCTGTTTTTGCACTAGTAGAATCTGCATAGTAGTAGCTATAATAGTTTTGCCACAATTGATTGATTAATCCCATATTATCATCGTGGAATTTAATATTGATGTTATCTGGTTTGTGTTGAAACTGTACTACTTTTTTTCTGTTGTATTGATTTACCATTTCTGTTTGAATTGTAAACTTAGGTAAGTCAACAGTTTTCACTAACATGTTAATTTCATTCTTGTGTTTTTCTTTTAGATCAATAGTTTTTAACGCGGCTTCGTTAATACTAAAAGCTACATGGAATAGAAATTTATGTTTTGGAGCAAGTCTAAAATTATCATCTCTAAACAACCGTGAGGCGTGTTGAGCATCTCTTAGATTTACGTCTGAATTATGTTGTGCAGGTATAGTGGCCATACTAATATTTATTCAAATATTAATATACGCATTTAATGATTAGTCAATAAAAAAGCTACCTAAGTAGCTTTCTTATCTTTAACCGCCTGTTGCGTTTGTACCTAACTTGCGTGGTACAACTGCGCCAATTCCTGAACCTTGTGGTGTTTGCATACAGTTGTCTGGCTGGATTGACAAGTCAATTTCTGCCACACCTTGTTCACCGTAACCTAGGTTGTTATAGTTTGCTGTTACTACATAGCATCCATAACATTCCCATGTTTCAAGAACGTTAGCTGTATTAGCACCGTTACCACCGTCTAACATTTCAATACGTAATGTAAACTTATAATCGTTTGGTGCCGCTGCCGCGCTTTGTTCAAAGAAGTCAAACTGTCTTTGCATTTGTTCGCCAACTAGCTTAGTAACGTTTCCGCTAACATCGTCACGTAGTTTAATAGTCATAGCTTGCCATGCTGGTTTGCTAGCATAGTTAATCTTACTATTGTAAACTTCAATAACTTGATTAGTAAATTGAACGTTAGGACGAGCCGCGCTAACAACTTGCTTAGTTAGTTCTGTTGTTGAACCTGAAGAGCCAAAACCTTCAAATGTCACTCTAAAGCGATATTTGAGTTTAGGCATCAACAGGCCCTGTGTGCTAGCAGATTGATCGCTAGCTAGTGGTACTGTAAATCTTGATAATGATGCGATTGCCATTTGTTATGCTCCGTTAATTATGCGCCGCTTAGACCTGCGATTTCGCCAGTATTCTTTAAGCGTAGTGGAATGTAAATAAATTCTACTGACTTAACTGGCTCAATTGCTACGTCTAGATATAGCTCGTTACGATCGATTCTACTTGGTGTGTTATTTGAAGTATCGCACACTACTAGATAATCATACAATGCACGTTGTCCTACTAGTTCAAGTAACAGACTTTCTGCTGCCTGTTTGATTTCATCACGTGTAATCTTATCGTTTGGTTCAAACACATATGGTTTAGCCAACTGTGCAAACTGTCTGCGTAAGTAAATTACTAGACGTGCTACGTTAATTCTGTCTAACGAACTTGCGTTCTTAGCACGAGTAAATTGACCGTAGTTAACAAGTCCTGTACCTGTAATGAATGTAATTGGGTTAACTTTAATACCAGCTAAGGTATCGCGTTGACCGTTGTTTAATGCTACAGATTTAAACTCACCTTCTGCCGCATCAACATATCCAACTGCTGTAGCGTTAGTAATACCGCCACGACGTGTGCCTGCTGGAGCAAACCATGGATATGAAACGTTATCGCTTAGAGCAATAGTACGTAACATCATGTGACTTGGGGGAACAACTACGTTGTTACCAATGTTGTCACTAGTGTAACCCCATGGATAGAAGAAACCTAAGTATTCATCGCTTGATACAAGTCCTGCATCGTTGTCTTCTAATGCGCCTGCTTGGTTGGTTCCCCAGTTGTTTAATGTTGTAGCATCTGGTGTTAAACGTGCTGGTGTATCTGCTACAACAAACGCTGTTAAACCACGATCGTAGTTCAATGAAACCATTTCGCCAACAAGTTCTGGATAACCAGGTGTTGCAATCAAGTTAAACACACGTGATTCTTCATCACGAATTTCTTGATTACTGTTAACTAATGCTTGTAAAGCCTGTACAACAACTTTACGTTGTGCCTTACGACCAAATGTTCCTGCACCATTTTCTTGGTTGCCAGCTTCTGATAACCAACGGTGTGGATAGTAGTCTGTCATAGACTCTTTTGGAACGGTTGTTGATCTTGGATTACGTTCTTGCGTATCAATATAGTTACGAACAAAACGTTTTACATTGAAACCACTTCTACGTAGGTTCCATAGTAACATGCCTTGTGGATACAATGCTGGATCTGGAGCATCTGGATCTAAGAAGTCACTTTCTAATAGTGCTTCAATAGTTGATGGTTCTGCTGTAGTTCCGTCAACACTCCAACGTGCATCGTGGAATAGAATACCATTTTCTGATGTTTGATCACTGTTGTCAACTAGATCCCAACGTAAGAAATCTCCATTCCATACATAAATCAATGGAAAGTTTTCTAAGTCTGCTGTGCTAATCCATAGGTCGCCTGCGGCTAATGGATCGCCACCGCTTTGTTTAGTTGGGCGTGTAGCACTAACTATTGGGCCTGCAGGATCGGTATCTGCGTTAGGCGCATAATTTTTATAGCCAACCCAAGTATCACCGTCGTTGATCATAATATCAACTTCGTCAATGATTGAGTTATACCACAATGTACCATCTTCTGGAATTGTAGTTGGAGCTTCACTACTTGCTGTTGCAAAAGCAACGCCACCTACTGTAGGAGTCCATAGGCTTGCTAGATATCTGCCAGAAACACTACCTGGATCTGCAAATAAGTTTACTGTTGTTGCTACGCTATAAATTTTATTCAACGGAGTATTTGTACCGTCTACTAGTCTAAAATCGCCACCTAGTTTATGACTAATTGTAACACTATTATCTGTATTCACTGTCGCTGTCATGTTTACAAAACCAGCGTTTACTACAGCATCAACTAATGATCGACTATTAACTGCAGGATTTGATCCTGCTTCAAAACTAACAGTTATTGGAGATGCTAAACTTGCTTCGCCTTTTAAACTTTCTGCAATTGTGAAAGTGTAAGTATTTGCTGGCAATGTTCCAGCAATAATTTTAGCGGATTTAATTTCTGTAGCGCCAACTTTACTGCGTGTATAGATTTTAAAATCTGCTTCTGAAGGAGTTCCTTCGTCGTCATTATATTTTACATATAATCGACCAAGTGCTAAGTTTAGACCGCCGCCGGCAGCATCAAGTGCGGCCAATGCGCTTTGTCCGTTTGGATATAACGCAACGCTTTGCTCAATCCAAGCGCCTGTTCCCGCAGAGTATTTTTTAATAATCCAATCTGCACCTAAATTGCTACTTGAAGTTTTAACCCAGATAGCACCAGTAGGAACACCATTAGCTGTATCATTATTATATGTACGAGAGAATGTTGTTACAGGAGTTGTACCTGTTTGTTTTTGTATTGCTAATCTTGGGCATAGGTATTTGTCTTCACTAAGACCTAAGTCTTCTAGTAAGTTACCGTCTAAATAAATGCCACCTGTTGGAGTTCCTGCAAATTGGCAAGTACCATCGGAATAAATTTCTATTGTGTTGCCAACTTTTGCGGCTGTAATACCAGAAATTTCTTCGTCGTTAATAGCATTAACTAGACCCTGGATTGTTGTAGCACCTGTAATAGAATTGCCATTAATAATGATAGTTTTAGTATCATCAACTGGTTCTGTTATAGTGTCAGTTACTACTGTAGGCCAACTTGCAACCCATTCTGGTGAACCAACTTTAACCCATGCACCGGCTTTCTTGTAATATAATCTGTGTAATGTTGATGTAGCTACAACTGCATAATCACCGATTGAACCAATTGATGATAGTGGCTCATTTAGTGGATTAGATGCTACTAGTTGAGCTTCGTCTGTAATAACTGTTGGATACTTAACTGTAAACAACTGGCCGCCTGCACCTGTAGTTGCGCTGTCCCATTCAAAAATACCAAAGCTAGTGCTTGCGGTATCAAACCAGAATGTACCGTCTGCTGGTTCGCCAGCTGGAGCAGTAGCTTGTGCATCTAAGCTAGCTAGGTTAATATCTGCACGAACAACAAAAGCACGATTGCTTACGCCTAGGTAGCTGTAAGCTGCCTGTAGTCCGTATTCATTTTGTTCTCCAGCATGAATAGGATTGTTGTTTGCATCTGTCTTGAATACAGGAGTACCAAAAGTATCTGCTAGGTCTTTCTGACTTGTTAACAAATATACTTTACCAGCGTTAGCCGCTAGTGTACCTGGTGCTGTACCAGTTGATGAACCGTTTTGTTTGCTTTCTTCTGAAGCAATGATAATTAAAGGGGTTGTGCCGGGAGCCGCAGGAGTATAGAAACTTTCGTCTATTACTGTTACGCTAACGCCTGGTGAACTTAGTTGAGCCATATTTGTAATCTCCATGAGTACATGTTCTTGTATGTATTTAGTGGTTTTGGCTTTTTTATACTAGATATACGCCTTGAAAAAGGTTTCAAAAAGGCTTAAATAAAATATGAGACCTTTATGTACATGCGGAAGAGCGCCGGTTGCTATAAACTACTATAAAGAGGGAAAGCCTTTTTATCGTAGCCAATGCGGACCATGTAGTCGTGGGGTTAAAATACCACGATGGCAATATGCTGGTTATAAACTAAAAAGTGCTTGTGACAAGTGCGGTTTTAAATCCGCACATAGTGAAGTGTTTGCTGTGTTTCATGTGGACGGCGATTTAAACAATTGCCGTCCTAACAATCTTAAGACTGTATGTGCAAACTGTCAGAGAGTCCTACATAAAGAGGGGATTCGTTGGCGTCAAGGTGATTTGGTACCAGATCTTTAACCTGTGCAAATAGGTCATCAATAGTGCTATTATTGTCTAGCACATAGTCAAAGTTAGTTCCTACCCATGCTGTTTCGCTAGCATGAATTTTAGCAGTTTCTAGTATGCGTTTGCTAGTGGACCAAGTTAGATTGCCGTTAGGTCCTCTATTTGCGCTTATTGCGGCATCATACCATTCTGGTTCTGGGCCACGATGTACACGGATTACAATGCCGCCCGCATCTTTAATTGACTTAATTTCGTTAGGAAAACGGCAGTCACTAATGACAATGTCGTCTTTACTTGTGCGGAGTTTGTTTTCTAATGAAGCAATCCAGATATCATCGTGAAATGCTTTACGGCATACTTCTGTGCCCCAGTATTGTAAGACCCAACGTG